CCAGTAGCCAATCGAGTACTAAACTCTGCACCTGATAGACCTAAACGACCCACATTAGCACCCGCTTGAGCCGCTTGTTGACCAAGAGCCGCACCCATTGTCAAAGGTTGTTGTGCTAATTGCTCCAAACCTTGAACTTGTCCTAAAGCAGTTGTGTAAGGCTGATAAGCCGCCTGTTGACCTGCATAGTAGTTGCCCATAGTCTGTGCTCCAGTACCCAACAATCCCGCACCAAATGCGACATTCTGTTGTCCATACTGTTGAGCATTAGCCGCCAATTGAGCCTCTTGAGTAGCACGAGCATTGTACAAAGCCTGTAGTTCAGGAGTTGTAGCACCTAAAGTACCGCCTTGAGCCACAGATAAACCGCCACGACCTTGTTGTTGGAGTCTGTTTTGTAGATTGGCTAATTCCATTTCTCTTCCTGGTTGCAACAAAGCCATCTGTTGATTAAGATAGTTCTGAGCAACGTCTTGAGGACTCTGAGCCAAATATTGATTTCCAAGGTTAAACAAGTTCTGTGCGCCTGTTTGTAAAGGAGCAAATTGTGCTTGTGCGCCTTCTGCTTGTACTAAACCAGACTCAGCCAATTTAACCAAGCGATCTTGAGCATTCTTAGCTTCGGGGCTTAATGTGTATCCTGCGCTTGTCAATTGACCAGTTACAGGATCAACTTGGAACTGTGAAGTGCCAAATCGAGTTGTCATGCCTATAGGTCTAAACTGAGCCGCTTGTTTGGCGGCAGCAGTCTCAGCATCAATCATTGCTTGCGCACGTTGAGCCGCTTCACGAGATGTTTGTTGTTGGAGAAGACCTGCACCAGTAGTTAAACCACCTGATAACAAAGCACCAAGTTGAGCTGCTGTTAGACCACCAAGACCTGTTGCTGCAGTAGTTAAACCTGTACCTAAAGCTGTTCCAACACCAGTTCCAACTCCTGCTAAAGTAGTTCCAAGACCTGTTCCAACACCAGTTGCAACACCAGTTCCAACTCCTGCAAGAGAAGTGCCTAAACCTGTTCCTAACCCTGTACCAGCACCTGTTAAAGCAGCAGCAGTAGTCAATCCTGCGCCAGTTCCTGCAGCACCAAGACCTGCGCCTGTAGTGCTTAGACCCAATCCACCTGCACCTGTTGTTAAACCAGTTCCAGTACCCATTCCTGCAACTGTTGCACCTAAACCTCCTGCAGTTAATAGACCGCTATCTGTCGCCAACTTAGTCGCTACAGAGTCAGCAGTAATGCCCGCAGCCGCACCAGTAGTAACTCCACTACCACCAGTTAAATTAGTCAATGTTGGAGAAAGCGCACCTGTCATCAAAGAGTTTGCAAGAGATGTAGCACCCGCAGTACCGCCCGCACCACCAAGAGCTAAGTCTAGTTGGGCAAGTTCAGCCATTGTTAAGCCAGTAGTTCCAACAGTTCCTGCGGCTCCTGCCGTAGCACCACTACCAAATATGCTATCAAAACCACCACCAAGACCACCAAATAGCCCTGCTGAAGCTAAAGCAAACTTTAGAAAGTCTTTGTTTGCGTTAACTTCTTGCTGAACACCAGTACGTTGAAGTTCACCAGTACCGCTATATTGCTGATAGCCACCACCAGTTTTATTCTCACCAACTTTGTAGGTATATACATTCTCTAGTCCACCAACTTGCCGATTCTCACCATCGCCAATTATTTGGTACTGAGGTTGAACAATCGTGTCACCTAAAGTAATGGATTGTCCTTCAGGAATAGTAGCTGCCACACGGGAAGCAACCGCACCCTCATCTAACCCAACAGCTTGAGCCATTTGAGCAGGAGAGACTCCATAAGTCTCCATAGCAGATACGATCTGGGCATCAGTTAGATCGGGATTACTGACCAGAAAATCTACAATTTGTTCGCTAGTTACAGCCATGATTGCTCCTTATTGTGGCTCAACAGGCCAAGTAATTGTCCAAGGGAAACCTGTCTGCGCTGTTACATCACGCAATGCTTGGCGGTATGTAGCCCATACTGCTTTGTCAACAGGAGCATCAGCTACTTGTGTCCAATCACACTCAGCTAACTTAGCATCACGAGTAACACGAACACTCTTAGCTTGTTCAGCATCTTTAGCAGCTTTGTAAGCAGTCTCTTGTTCAACAGCAGTAGTCTCGCCATTAGTAAAGACAGGGCCAAGCACATACTTTGTGTACCACTTACCATCTACTTGCTCAACACCAGAGGCTTGAGAGTATTGGTAAACAGTTCCACCAGTAGCTTGTGGGCCTTCAAAGACTACATCAGCACCCAAAGCCTCTAAGACTTCAGTTGTTGTTGCGTCCCATGATGGGCCACCATTGGCTTTTTGATACGCACGAAATTCACTTTCGTACATGACTGCGCCTGATTCACGAATTCTGATTTGCATTTTAATTACCTCAAGCAATTGCTAAGAAAAGATAAGTTGCGGAACTTGTATTGATATTTAAAATTGCCTCATTAACCGCAAACCCTGTTGAAACTGTTGTGACAGAACCAAGTGTAGCTACTTCAGCCGCTGTGCTATTGAATTGCAAATAAGGGTCAGTCAATGTAGTCATACCTCGTGCAGAATCATAAACAAACCAACTGCCAGCACCAGTAGTTTTCTTAATAAAAACAAACCTTGCCCCGCCTGTAAATCCACAATTTATGGTTTGTGTTGAGCCGTTACCAGTGTATGAACCCACTTTAGAAACACCAGCACAAGTTGCAAAAAGATATGCAACCACATTATCACCAGAAGCCCAATATGAACCTACAGTAAAATTAGTTGATGTGGGGGCTACATAAGAACTACCATTACCAAATATAGTTGCACTTACTGTGCCAAATACGTTATTTCCGTTTAAATAACCTTGTCTATTACTAGAAGCACCCGCTGGAAATAACACACGCCAATCTGTTGCGTTTGTTCTGCTTTTTAAAATTAGTAATTCTGGGGCTACTGTTAAATTGTGCGTAATTGTTTGAGTAGCACCTGTACCTGTATAGCAAACCTCATCAAAGAAGCTAGGGGCACGTTGGAACGCCCATATCCCCCTTGATTCTCCGCTTGTATTAAAAACGCCACCTTGTAATACAACACCAGTATTTGAATCTAAATACGGAAAAGTTGCGTCTGATGTTTCTGCGGCAGTTCCACTAGTTATCAATCTTTGAGAATAACCCCGCAATCTATCAAACACCGATATGTTTCCTGTTGATGTTGCATCACGCCTAAAAAGAAAATATTGGCTTACAGGAAAATTTGTTGTAATAGTTCTGGTTGTGCCATTACCTGTATAAGTTACAGGAGCAAACACACTAGTCCCACTTGTAGGCACTTTCATCGGGCCGCTGCGAATGGCTATGTAGATAGCAGTAGCACCTGTACCAACATAACTGTTAATGATGTCAAAACCAGTTGCTGTTGGAACAACATAAGGCGCACCAAAATTGTTTTCTGCATCTGCTGTGTTTGGTGTTAATGCAACCAAATTTGTTTGATTCATTCCACGCATGGTGTCTTGCAAAAGCCAATCACCAGTGGCACTTGATTTCTTAATCAAAACCCATTGAGGCTCATAGCCTAAACTTACAGTTGCGTTGCCAGAACCATCAGTCGTAAACGACCCACACGAAATCACATTGTCTGTACCAGTTAGGCCAAAGCCAGCACTATCATGGGCAAAAATATAAGCAATATATGTATTACCAGATGCGTTAACCCCACCATCAACTCCAACAGTAAATTGAGTGCTAGTTGGAGAAGTTGCATCCCAATAACCTGAATATGTTATTGGCGCATTTGCACTATCTAATTCCAATGCTTTATTTGCGCCAAGACTACGATGATAAACAACCCAAGGGTAAGCACTATTATTAGTGCTTTTAACCATAATACAACCGGGAACACTTCCAAGACTATGCGAAATAGTTCTTGCAGTATCGTTTCCAGTCCAAGTCACAATATCAAAAAACTTTGGTTGCTTTCGGAATGTCCATGAGGCGTAAGTTGCCGCAGAAGTATTAACTTGGTTTCCAGTAGTATTTCCAGAACCAAGAGTAAAACCAGTTGTATTAAAAGCAGTTAATGAATTTGCATCAGTTATAGTTGCATCAGTAGTGTTTGAATGTAATAACTTTGTTGTACCTTGTGTTGTATCAAACAAATTATTATTTGTTGCCGCACTTCTACTTTTAATCCAAGTCAATCCACCCTTGGTAGATAAATCTATGCCGTTGGTAATGGTCTGTGTTGCCCCTGTGCCTGTGTAAAGCCATGTGCTAAACACATCCTCAATGTACTGAGGAACAGCCGCCGCACCACCACCAAAGGCATCGTAACTAGCCGCACCAGAAGTTGCTTGTAATGGCATGGTTTAAGCCTTAAATTGTGTGTTGCTTGCCAAGACTGTGAACGTAGCACTACCTGTCTTGATAATCAAATAACGATAAGAATCAATACCACTTGCATTCCCCGCAGTAGGCGCACCACCCAACCAACGTGTTGTAACTCCTGATGTAGTGCCATCCACTTGCACAGCAGAGTTGTAGTAAGCAGTAGAGCCTTGAGTCACTAAGAAAGCCACAGTCATTGATTGACCTGTAGTCATTAAAGTATTTAATGAAGTACCGCTAGAGCCTCTGAAGTTTACTGTCCAGTTAGCACTTGCGTTACTTGTGTAGTACAGAACAGACTGAGTGGTAATGTCGTAATTTATAGTTCCAGTAGCCGCAGTAGCAGATACTGTAGCTACCTCTGCTGCATCGTTTAAAACAATGGCTGTTGCAGATGAAGTTCCTGTAAAGGTTTGCGTACCAGTAAAGCTGTTGGCGACATTGACAACAGGGATGTTAGCCCCCGCTAGAGTAGATGCACCTGTACCACCATTAGCTATGGGTAAAGTTCCAGTTACGCCAGTACCCAAAGGAAGCCCTGTAGCGTTTGTTAAAACACCACTAGCAGGTGTTCCCAATTGAGGAGTTGTCAGGACAGGGCTTGTCAGGGTCTTGTTTGTCAGGGTTTCTGTGCCTGTCAAAGTAGCAAAACCAGAGGCAGTAAATGCCGCTTGAGTCCACGCTGATCCTGTCCACACATACAAAGTATTAACTGCTGTATTCCAGTACAAAGCACCAGTCAACAAAGCATTCCCATCGTTATCTACAGAAGGTGCAGTAGATTTAGAACCTAAATATCGGTCATCAAAAGCATCGTATGAAGCTGCCGCATTGGTCTCACTTGTAGCCGCATTGCTTGCACTTGTAGAAGCATTGGAAGCACTTGTCGAAGCATTTGAAGCACTTGTAGCCGCATTAGAAG